GCATTCAACCTTAACGGTTTCAACTTCAACCAGTCTGTCGTAGACAGTTCAGGTAAAGTTGTTCCTACTTGGGGTGATGTTCTAAACAGAGCAAACCTTGGTATGGAAGTTATGCATGAAAGAAATGCACATAACTTCCCACTTGACTTAGCATCTGCTGAGACTAGTGAGGTTGCACTTGTTGCTCCTTCAGTTGGATAAATAATGGAAATTCTATTCATCGCAGCAGCAGTTGCTGCTAGTGCATTCGGTGCATATAAGATGACACCCAAGAGATGAAATTAAAACGACCATTAAAACACTGTAAGTTATCCCAGATGAAATTCTTCTACTGGGATGAACCAACAGATGATTCTAAAGACTCTCCTTCGGGAGGGTCTTTTTTATACTAAATATTATTAAGTTATATTGAGACAAATGTTCTGTAAAGTAAAGAAGAGCATCAAAGAGTATCGTGAATGGCAATTAAAAATGTATAACCGTTGGGAGGATACTCTTGAAGTAAGACTCGCAGGTATTAAAGCTGCTAAAGATAAACTCGAAGAACAGATAGATAGAGATAATGAAGTTATAGAAGATTAGTGGATTTTGAAAACCAACTACAGACCGAACACCTTCTTATGGTGGATCGGGTATGTAGAACTTGTGGTGTAGAAAAAGGACTTCTTGCTGATTTCTATAGATGTAGGAAAGATCCTACTCTTCTTTCTTCTTATTCTTATGAATGTAAAGAGTGTGCTGTTAAAAGAGTTAATGAAAGAAGTAAAAAGAAATATAAATTAGGTACGTGTGAGATATGTGGTCATGGTAATAAGAAACTTATAGATGATATATGCAGCAAGTGTAATCGCTCTCTTGCTGGATTTTATTATGACATTGACATATTACGAAAGTCTATGTTACACTTAGAGAAACTCACTAAAGGGAATTATGATTGCCAAAAGAATAATATCTCGTGAATATATAAAAGACATTCCCAATTGGGAAAAGGAATATCTGAATATGGGTGTTACTCTTAGCAAAAGAGAAAAGGAATTACTTGAAGGATCTGCGATCAAATCACATGAAGGCATGATGTATGGTCGCATGTATGCAGATTGGAAAGTTCGTAAGGGGGTTGAATCAGAATGAGTGGAGATAGTAAAGACCAACCGAATATTTTTTATACAAAGGGAGCACCTTTATTACAGGCAGAGTCTTTGTTAAATGAAGGTAAAGTAAAGTCTCTTTATAAAATGGCAAATGAACCTGATCATGTGTATATACATTTTCATGATAAGGTGACTGCTGGTAATGGTAGGAGAGTAGATTTTCCTGAAGATAAGGGTAAGGTATGTTGTCTTATCTCTGCATTACTTTTTGAAATGTTAGAGACTAGTGGTATTCAAACCCATTATATTGATTGTCCTAGTCTTGATACATTGGTATGTAAGAAGGTTGATATTATTCCAATTGAAGTTGTAGTTAGAAATGTTGCTGCTGGTTCGATAGTTAGGCAAACAACAATAAAAGAAGGTACTACTTTTGATAACCCATTGGTTGAGTTTTATTTGAAGGATGATGAGAAAGATGATCCATTACTTACACCAGATCGTGTAATATTGATGGGTTATGGTAATGATATAAGACAATTATCATTTCATGCAAGAGCAGTCAATGCTGTTCTAAAAGGAATCTTTCAAGAGATTGGTCTTACACTTGTTGATTTTAAGTTGGAGTTTGGTTATGATGCTAAAAAGAATTTACTCCTTGCTGATGAACTATCACCTGATGGAATGCGACTTTGGAAAGAAGGTAAGAGTTTTGATAAGGATTTGTTTAGGAAGGAAGAAGGAAGTATAGTAGATGCATACAAGTATATACTTTCAGAATTAAAGGGAATAAATACTTGAAAAAGTGTCACAAGGCATGAAGACATATTCAGAATTTATGCTAGAATGCTCTCAAGTTCAGGAGAGTAGCCTAAGCAGAATCAAAAGTAAGACCGACAAGGGAGGAGTTGCTATCCTTTCAGGATCTAGAGGTGACAAATCGAAGAAAGAGAACAAGGCACGAGCTAAGCAATTAGATAAAGACATTCGTGGCAAGGGTCTTCCTGGTGCTACTAAGGTACAAGGACGATGGGATGAGAAGGATGACAAGACTGGTAAAACCACAAAGGTTAAAGAGCGTAGTCATGTAGTCACCTCTGGTAAAAAAGGTAAGAGAGCATTTAAGAAAGCAGTTAAGTCATTAGGTAAGAAGTATGGACAAGATGCAGTTCTTACTCAGACGAAGAAGACTGGCACTGTTAGTGCTACAAGAAAGGGTGGACTCGGCAAATCTGCAGGTAAAAATGTTAAAAGATTTACCGCAGGAAAGATGAAACCTGGTAAAACCTCACCTGAAGGTGATACAAAAATCAAAGGAAAGACCTTTACTTATGGATAAAAAACTTTATGACGACTCCAATTGGAGAGAAGAATCTATACCTTACTATTCAGGTAGTAAGGTAGAATTATTGTTGAATGGGCCTAAAAGTCTTTCTCAATCATGGATGATGGGAGCAATGTATAATCAATGGAAGAAGAGAAATGGTTATGATAAACTCGACCCTAAAGAAAATGAGGGCCAATTACAATCATCTTTAGGTGAATTTTTTAAGAAGCAAGACAAATATATTAGTTAATGATATCCATTCTCAATAAGGTATAATATTTTCTCATTAAGTGTGATATATAATACGGTTGCATATATTACGCATGGCTACTATTACTTTAAAATCATCAGAAGGTGAAGAAAATACTTTTGAATGTGATGAGGACACTACGATACTAGATGCATTGGAGGAAGCGGGTTTAGAGCATAACTATTCATGTCGTGCTGGATCTTGTTCTTCATGTGCTATGAAAGTTTTAGAAGGAACATTAGACCAAGAGGATCAATTCTTTTTGGATGATGATCAACTCGAAGAAGGATTTGCACTTACTTGTGTTGCCAAACCAACATCTGATGTGGTAGTATTGTTAACAGAACAAGAGGAGAATCTTTAATGAGAGATCAATTAATTAGAGCATTGATATCACATGCACAGGGAGACATCCAGAAGCATGTTGCTAATGTTGAAGTTTATTTAACTAACCCTGCAGGTATTGGAGAGCACTCTAATATTGTAGAGGCAATTGAAGAAGAACTTAATATGATTGCCAAGTATGAGGATCAAATAACAGTTATTAGAAAATATTTTGACAGTAAAAATAAATAATGTTATAATTAAAACCTTAACCTAGAGATTTTTATGCCTGACGATGAAAGCGTACACATCAATGATCTTTGGGAGGACATGGATCGACTCAATGCATTGTATGAGGAAATGATGTGGCCTCATGATGATGTATTGGAGTTTGTTCCCGATCATGCTAATGACCAAATTATTATTAAGAGGAAAAGGATTCATGAAAACGACTGAAAGTTATGAGCAGTTACTCCAACGGTTCACTAAGAGAGTAACTCAATTGGAAACAGAGCAGCAGGAGTTGAGACCTGCATATGATAGATGGGAAGAGTTAGAGAAACAGTTAGAAAGATTAGAAGGATCTATTCAAGCAATTGAATACTGTGCCTTTGGTAAGTTACCAGGTGATGGTAATCATGATGGCATGAAGGATCACAAACCAGCAAGACACAACGATTTAGGTAGTTTAGATTAATGGCTTTATCAAAACAAGTAGAAGAGTCTTTAAGAGAGGCACAAGGAAATTTACGTAATGCATTAGCATTTGCAGCACGTACTGAAAAACCATACATCACTAAACATATTGCTGATATGTTATCAAACATAGAAGCAGTAATTGATATAGACAAGTTTGTAGAGGAGGTGGGAAAGAATGATATTCCTTTCTAAACCATCAGTGTATACATTACCTGGTACATGGGAGAAACAACCTGATGCTATTATTCCTCATCTAAATCTTACTCCAGAGCAAGGATTTATTGTATTCTTTCTTTTACTTCTTTTTGGTTTAGTTGGGTATGGAATCTACCTCACATTTGGTGCTGGTAAAAAGGACTTAAGAGATGCTATTGATGAACATGCTAAGATGCATGAACTAGGAATAGCACATGGCCATGGAGGAAATAAAGAGGCATATGAAATGTCTGGTAAATTAAATCACAAACACGACGATTAATTATGTGGTATGTTATAGGGTGGACAATAGTTACATTATGGTTACTATCTAAACTAGGAGTATTTAAAAAATGACTTTCCTAATAGCAATCATGTCATTTGCAAACTTTGTATTCTATCCTTTAGTGGTAGGTACAATAATTGCAGTGATTATAGAACAGATACTTAGATCTGTAGGTAATGAATATGATCCTGAAGCAGTTAAAAAAGTAACCATTGCTATGGGAATTAGAAAGTACCTATGGAGACAAGCATGGTTGTTTAATATCATTTGGTTTGTTGGATATGGTATACTGTTAATCGTTAACAGACCAGGACAACAACCAATGCCTGACATGATCTGGCAAGGTTAAATAGTTTTTTACAAAAAGGTATCAACGATGACACTTGAGACATTAAATTTTACTGTCTACTCAAAACCAGGTTGCCCCTATTGCGAAAAGATTATAGAAGTGCTAGAATTATCACAACTTAATCATGTGGTCTATACTTTAGATAAGGATTTTAATAGACCTAGTTTCTATGGAGAGTTCGGAGAAGGAACTACGTTTCCTCAAATTGTATTAAATGGAAAAAAATTGGGAGGATGTAGTGACTCAATCAGATATCTCCAAGAAAAATCAATCCTCTAAGTTACCCATAAATAGAGGAGTAGAATTAATACTAGCAGGAGGAAGACCATCCAAAACTCGAAAGGTCAAGCCCGTAGGTATTAGGTTTGAGAGAATGATCTCTTTCTTTAAAAGAGAAATACATTTTACTTTTGAGTTTTCTTTACGCATTAACAAAAAGAAGACCCGTGGAGGAGCATCATGGAAATGACCATAGTAACCCTGACACTTACTACAACAGTGTCCTTACTTGCACTTTTAGTAGGAGGTATGATAGGATGGATGGCAAGACAGCATTCTTATGAGACAACACCACAAATTGTGTACACTCATCCAGAGATGTATGATGAACATGGGAACTTAATTCCCGATGAAATTTTAGCAGTGAGGTTTGAACAACATGACACCAGCGAAGAAGCAACCGATGAGGACGACGACTAGTAAGGCAAGTCCTAAAGTTAAACGTCAACCAGCAAAGCCAATAGAAGATCTTCCAACAAATCCATTTACTTTTGAAGTATTCTCAGTTGTATCTAAACAAAGATCGAATGCAAAGAAAGTAGAAGCGTTGCAGAAGTTTGAACATGATTCCTTGAAAGCGATATTCATATGGAATTTTGATGACAGTGTGATTAGTTTACTTCCACCAGGTGAAGTTCCTTATTCTAGTTTAGAAGAAGAGCAGAACACTACTGGAACACTAACCACTAGGATCAATCAACAATCTGATACTATGAGGCATAATCAGACCACTAATGCTAATCAAGGGCATACTACTCTTCGTAGAGAGTGGACAAAGTTATACAACTTTATTAAAGGTGGTAATGATAGTTTAAATGGTCTTCGTAGAGAGACTATGTTTATTCAAATTCTTCAAGGTCTTCATCCATTAGATGCAGAGATTTTATGCTTAACTAAGGATAAGAAATTACAAAGTAAGTATAGGATTAGTAGAGAGAATGTTGAAGAAGCATATCCTGATATTGAATGGGGTGGCCGTTCATGAGGTTACTACATGAAAAATGTGAAAAGGATAAGGCAACCGATAGGAAGTTGCCTTCTGATTCCTTCTTAGTAACTTATAAAGTTGAAGAAAAATTCAACTATGATATTGTTAGAAGTGGATCTCCTGTAGAAATATTTGATCATTATTATGATAAGTATAAGAATGTTGAGGGTATTGTTTGGACACAGGGAGTAGTTAGTCCAAGATCATTTGACAATGTTAATCCACAAAAACCAGCAAAGAGGAAAAGAAAGAAATGAATGACGAAGAAATAAGAGCAGCGATTTACCAAGGTATTCGTGATGAAATACAGGATGGGATCAATGACTATGTTGATCAGAAAGAAGAAATTAAGAAAGCTGGTCTTGGTTTTGCAGAAAATGAAGATGAGAAAGAGTTAAAGGTTAATGTAGATAAACGTGAGATAGAAAAGATAATTAAAGAGTATAAAAAGATAACTAAGAATCAAAAATCTAACTTTGCAGAGATAAAAAAACTTAGTTTACTTGACCAACATGGTAGACAGTTATAAAACTGTATCATAAATTACAAAAGTACTTGACTATATACTATACATGTGTTAGTATTAACACAATCGTTCAACCTCACTAGAGGTCGCAAGTAAGCCGACTCGGAACGGAATCGTTCATCCTCATGGAACTACTTCTCGCCACATTATTATCATGTGAAAGTGCTCAAAGTATTATTGACAACATTGATCTCTCAACTCGTTACAGAGAAGAGTTAGTTGAAGTAATACAGGAGAATACTGAGAAGGGATGCTTTGAGGACGCAAAAGCCGACTAAAGGAACGGATTAAACCCCTACTACTTTGGAGAAAGCCAATGGCACAAGTCACTTATCGTGGTGTCCAGTATGATACCAACGACAGCA